TTTTAAATCCGTATTGATTTAATTTTTCTAAATTAGCCATTACGGTTTTAGTGGTATCTTTAGCATTTAAACCAAGAGAAGCACTTCTTTTACCTATTTTTTCAATGTCGTCAGCCGCATCCGCTAAACCAATACCAACATTTCTAAAATTTTCAACATTTTCCATAATAGCAGTTGAACTTTCGGTAAACGCTTTTCCAACTGTTACGGCATTACCCAATGTTTCCTGACTATAGGTAATCATTCTACCTTGTGCTTGGAACATAGATTCAGCACCTCTTAAAAAATCTTGAACACTTACACCCATTTGTTGAGCCAGGGGTAAAACGTCGCGCATTTCTTCTCTCATGTGTCTGGCGACATCACCAACAAACATCGAGTTCTGGTTAATCATTTTGATGATCTTATCATCAATTTCATTCATGTCAACCATCATTTGACCAACACTCGCTTTTAATTCTTTCTTTAAACTTGTTAAAATTGCTGATGCACTAAAATCGGTTAATCCTTGTGTTAACTCTTGAATAATTGGGGCGATTCTTTGCTTACCTAATCTAAACGCCTCACCTTCATATCTATCATATAAACTCCCTAGGGCCTTACCTATTGTGGTAGATATTACAGTACCACCAGTAGCACTAGTACTACCAGCACCAGTTGCTGCAGCACTCGCAGCCGCGGCTTTTAAACCTTTGTTAATTTCTTTTTCAAGGTCTTTAGCAGCAAGGGTTGCGTTACCATTAAGAGCGCTCTGCAATAGGCGTTTCTGTGCGTCACTTAATCCACCTGTAGGTATTGTACCAAAATCTTGGGGCATCTATGGTTGTTTTTATATAAATATGAAATTAACTTTTTTCGTTCTCAATTAAAAAGTTAATAATATATCTGCGTTCATGTGTGGGCATAGTTAGGAAGTCGGTATATGTAAATTTCCGATTAATTAGAAATAACATTTCTGTCATCATATTTTTCCTATAATCCGTAGAAAGGGCGAAAAAACTCTACCCCAAAGTCCACAAAAATTGGGACAACTTCTCCTGATGGGGTTGTAATATCGATAATTAAATCTAGGCCTGGTTTATTTTCTGCAACAAATTTTTTAAAGTTTTGAGAATCCTTTATCGGTAAGTTTTGAATAAATTCATATATCTGTAATTTATCTCTATTACCATTAATAGATTGGATCATCATCTCTAATCTCTTTGTCATTGTTGGTGCTACAATATTACCTGTTGCTGATGATTTTACTTTATCCAATTCTTTCTCTTGTTGGTTGTTTAAAAACTTAAACGTAACATTAACCTTAGACATATCCATGTAATATGCATATTCTCCGTTTTCGTCAGGTTTTAAGTCAAAATCTTTCATTTTTAAAACCGAAAGATCTACGTCAGCATCAAAAACCTCGTTTGTTTTAGGATCAGTAACCTTTAGTTTAAAATCAGTTCCAAACGCGGTATTTCTTAAAAATATTAATATTGCTTGTCTATCTTCCACAACTAGGTCGTCAACATCGATGTCTTTATCTAATATTTTTCTTTTTAGTAATTCTTCAATAACAGTGTCTGTCTGTAAAAGATTTGGTGCCGACAGGATATTCTCATCTGCTGCGGTTAGATATGCTACTCTTAGTGTTTTTTTCTTATTTTGATAGTAGATTCCCTGAGATGGTAAAGTCACCACGTCATAAGAAATATTTGGGTCTATTTTAAAATTTTCCATGAATTAAGATTACACTATAACTACTTAAAAGTAAAGTTTTAGCAAAAAAAAATTCGTTACTTCCGAATTCCACGTGGAACATCAGAAATAACGAATTGATTATCAGTAAGTTATGTAAAAATTAGTAAATAAGTATGCATCTATCCATTCTTAAAGATGCGTCGATATTTGCTAAAGCGTCTTGATCGTAAGCCAAATCACCAAAGTTAAGGTTTGTTAAGAAACATGATTCTAATAACCATTTTTCCACAACCACACCAGTTGGATCTAGCATTTCTAAATAAACGTCTTTTTTGTAACCAGCCGCATATCCCATACGACCTGTAACAGATTCAGCATGAAGACGAAACCACTCCATAAGTGCTTGAGAAGCAGAAGGTCCGATAGGATCTTTAAAGGTTACTTTGATCTCATCCCACTCAAATCTACCAGCAACGTATGTCGATGTGTTTAAAAACGGAATTGCTACAGAGTTAATTTTAGCGCTTGGGCGAGCCGTGGAAGTCACGTACCACTCATTAATACCTAAAGACGATTCAAATCTTAAAATGAATCGATTCTTCCTTTTTGGCTCATATGGAACCGGCATTTTCATTAGTAAATCAGCCATGTTTTGTTATTTTTAATTTTGGTTTTATTTGCTTTATTATAAATATATCGTATTTTAAAATAAGATTTTTTCGGGTAGGTACTTGATTATGTCAATTTTTTTTCGTAGTTTTTTACAAATACTCTAATTCTCAACTTAACTAAACACCACTTCTTAATGGATAAATATAAAGATTAAAAGAATAATTGGAGAAATTTTAAAGGTAGTAAAAATAAAAATGGGGGATATTGTGTCTATCCCCCATTTGTCATTTATTATTTATTAGATATTATCAAATGAAGCCCCAGTAGGTGTTATAATAAACTCAACATCAATAAATTCTAATGATCTTGTTGGTTTAACATAAATCTTACCTCTTAATGTGTTTGCATCAATATCTTCAGGATCGTTAGAAACCGTTACACGGAAATCATAAAGACCTCTTTCTTTCTTAATGCTACTTAAAATTGGGTTTACTAAATTCAAGAAATCTTGTCTTACTTGATCATCATTTTGTTCAAATAACAATCTTACTGCGACAGCAGAAATAAGTTTTCTTGCTCTTAATAATAATCTTCTTACGTTTATTCTATCCAACGCTGATTCTCTAACTTGAAGAGTTTTGTTACCCCAAATAATTGTACCAGTATCAGAGAATGTTGCAATAGGGTTAATTCTATTCTTGTATAAATCATCTCTTTCGTCAAGTGTTAATTTCTTAAACGCTTTGATTGAATTAACCAACCCTCTTGAATAACCCGCAACTGCGAACCAAGGATAAGAAACATTATCTGTTAATGCAATGTTCTTTACAACCTCACCTGTTGGTGGAAGATAGATTTGTGTTGCGTTATCAACGTCTCTCACTTGAATCCAAGGCCAGTAAGTTGCAGAATAGTTTGAATCAATTGACGCAGCGTCTATTTCATCAACAATTTCTTCTGATGTAGGTAAGTTTGGAGCATTAATAATGTAAAGTGAATCCGCTCTGTCTGTTTCAACCATGTCAATTGCCTGAGCAACTAATGATCCGTGATTAAACCAATCAATACCAGGAGTAGAAAATAAGTTGATGTCTACCGCTTCTGGATTAGCGTATGTTTCAATACCTTGTAAGTAAGCGTAGTAATCTGAGTTACCTACAGAATCACTAAATACACCACCATTTGTTGCGTGATTTGCAACATAAGTTGTCTTACCAAAAATATAAGCATCACTATAAGTTCTTACATTTCTATAAATGTCCCATCCATCAAAACCACCAAATACAGGCATTGTAAATTTACGATACGCGATCGCGGTCAATGGGTTATCGGTGCCGGTTTGTCCTTCAAGATCATAATTTGTTGTCTCATAAATCGCATCGCCATTAGTATCAACTATCGAAGCAGCGTTTAATGACATGTGGAAACCTTTGATTTCTTGAGAAGCAGATACACCTTTAAATTTAAGAATATCTTTATCATATACAACATGTGATTGTGTTGACATACCTAACGACACTTTTCTAACTTTATCACCATTAGATGTGTTTGGAGAGCCGTCTGCGTTGTATGATATAGTTTCACCAGCAGTATAGTATTTTGTTTTGAAAGGCATTCCACCGATCATTTCTTTTGTTATACAACCTTTGAAACCAGCAGGAACAGCGTCTGTTGGGAAACCATCAGCAAGAACAAGCATGATATACTTGCTTCTTAATTCGTATTCACCATCAGAAGTACCTATTTTTCTACCGATGAAACCTGCCGCGTCTGGATTCATTGAACATCTTGAAAATTTCTCAAGAGCAACTACATTATCATCAGTATCGTTAAAATCTCTAACAAGTAAATCGAATTCACCTGTTTCTAAATTTATGTTTATAATTGAAACTTTAACCTCAAAGTTTGCCGCGTTACCATCAGATATAGTTAAGAAACTGAATAAATCAAATACTCTACCACCTCTTACTTCTGAAACTACCATGGCAGAACCAGGAGTATCCCATTCGTTTACAAAATCAGTTCCTTCAAGAATTGTTTCAACACTTGTCTTTAAACCTCTAATTAAACCTTGTTGGAACAAGTTTTTAATTAAATTTGGATATGTTTCGTGAACATAAATTGGGTTTTCAATTTTCTCTTTATCAAAAACATCAACACC